CCCCTTTACGACGCTACCGTAACGGCGTTGAAGTCGCACGAGTCAAGCGTGCCCTCGTTGACGTACAGTGCCGTTCCGTCGCCGCCGTCCGTGTGCTGAAACAGGCAACCGGTCTGGTAGCCGGGCGTGCCGTCCGCGGGCACCGTGGGGCCGCTGGCGAGAAGGTAACCGGCATCCGTGACGGACGGCGGCTTAATGCGAAGCAGACTTGCGATTCTTGTGAGCATGGTATTGTTCCTCTTGTGTTGTTGTCAAACCCGTTGCCACCCGGCCACGGAAATCAGATTGCAGTCCCGTTGTAGAGAACCCTCGGCCGGATCCGGCCGCACAGGCTTGCTCCGTCTTCGGGCATCCCGCCCATGTTGCCGTAGTACCTGGCGCCGTTGCGCCTGTCCATCTCGACACCTGCGACCAGAAGTTGCATGAATCGTTCAGTATGCAGGCCTCGCTCGTCGTTCGCCCGCTGTTCGGCGACCGCCAGGCAGCTCTCCGTAACCAGCTCCGAGAACCGGGCTCCGCCGAGCGGGCACGGATTCAGATCGGACAGCTTGCCGTTGTATGCCTCGTAGCGGTAGGCCAGCGTGTAGGCGGCGTCAGGCGTCGGCCAAAACATGATCTCTTGAACCTGCCCGTGCGTCCCGTAGGCTTGCTTGAACCGGACGGCGAAACACCTGGGGGCGCCCGTGCTGGGCTCGCTTTGCAGGAGCGACAGGACACGATGCTCGCTGGTCTGGACGGCGGAGGGCTCGTGCACGGTGGACTCGAAGTAGAGGTCTCCGACAATCCGCGCCAGGTCGGTCGGGAGCGCGGCGATGCCCACGTTTTCAACAGTCGTCAGCGTCGTCGCCGGACGCATGAAACTCCATTCGTAGCCAACCTCGGCGCCGTTGACCGCCGGCGGAAAGTAGAAGTTGCGGACGCCGGACTGGACATAGGCGTCAACCTCGTCCTTTTGTGCGTCCGTCAGGTTGTCGGGATCGTACCCCAGGAACCGGGAGACGGTGTCGCACAGGTCGGAGTACGACGCCTGTAACGTGCCGGTGGTGTCGATGGCCGTGGACGTGGCCCACACGATCCAATCAAGCTGGTATCCAGTCGCCTCGGTTTCGGCGCTCAACTCGACGGTAAAGCCGTCAGCCGTCAACGCGCCTACGGGAGTAGCGGCAATGTTGTAAGCGTCAACCGTCGGTTTGCGCAGGTTGACACTTACGCCGGTCGGCGTAAACCCCAGCCCGAGCCCCGTCACGTGGTACGTGCTGGAGCCCGAGGGGATCGCCGTGGTTCCGCTCTGTGAGAGTTGTGCGCCCATGTCATTCCTCGGTCTTGTCGTAGAGGTCGGCCAGGTGCGCCACGATGGCGAACTCGCCCGCCGTCAGGCGGCCCGGAGCCAAGCGGTCCTTGCGGAGCTTGACATCGGAATAGGTCTTGACCAGCATGGGTGGCAGGTTCTTCGGATCGTACCCCAGCGCAGCGAAAATCTGGCAGGCGTACTCGTCCACCCGCGGATCGAACTTGGGCGGCGTCACAGGGGCGGGCGCCTCGTCGAAGATGTCTTTTTCTTTGCTCATTGGGTTCTCCTTGGTGATAGCACGGAAGAGAGGGGGCCGACCGGCCGAAACCGGCCGGCCCCGCAGGAATCACGCGGTTACACCGCGGTGGCGCCGCCGGCCACATCCATCAGGTGCCACAGGGCACCATTGAACTGGAGGTAGCAGGCGTCGGCGGCCGCGTCGATCGCGTTGACCTCGGCCAGCGCCACGATGGCACCCTCGGACGAGCGCGCCAGTGCCACGCCGCTCGTGGCCAGATCGACGACGAAGTCGTTCGTGGTCAGCGTGCCGAGGCAGATGAACGCCTTTTTCTCTCCGGGGAGCGTCCCCTGCGCCAGCTCGCACTCGGCGTCGGCGGCAAGGGTGACCCCGCCGCAGACGTAGGAGACGCCGCCCACCATGTAGGGCTGGTTGTCGCCGCCGGCGTTGGGCAGGCTGATGAACTCGACGCCGGCGGACTCGTCGCCGTCGAGCAGGTCGGCCTGGCACTTGGGATTGCCCGTGTAGGCATACCCGGTGCAGGTCAGCGCAGCGCCCGGGGTGGCACCGACCGCCGAGGCCGACAGCACGAGAACCGTGGCGCTCGTGATGCTGGCGATGGTGTACTTGCCGGGGACGATGGCCTTGCCGCTACCCTCGTCCTCGCCGCCCACCAGGACGACGGTATCGCCAGCAGCCAGGCCGGCGGTCGACGTGACGGTCAACGTCACGCCGTCCGTGGCCAGCGACCAGTCGCCGGTCATGCTGGATTCCAGCACGGCGGTCACGGTCTGGCGCGGGATGGCGGAGCCGCGGCCCAGGTACTTGCCGGAGTAGAACCGCCCGCGGTGCGACCCGGCGGCGCCGGCCACGAAGGTCAGCACGCCGGTCCCGATGACGGTATCCACGCCGAGCGCGATGTTGACACCGCGGGACCCGGGGACGTAGATCTCGATGAACTGCCCGGTCGAGGAGGCCGGGTAGTCGCGGGCGGCCACGCCGGCGAAGGCGCGGTTGTTCGTGAGCGACGGGCGCTCGACGTGGTTGGCGCGGCGGGCGTCCTTGGCGGTCGCGGTGCCGTAGTCCGTGTTGTAGCAGACGGCTTCGCCTTCGCGGAGCGCGTCGGTGCCCTCATACCACACCCAGGAGGAAATGGCGAGGGGGAGGGCCGTGGGGCCATTGGCAGTGTAATTCATGGTACTACTCTTCCTTTCTTACTTGCTGATGACGGCCTGGCGGCGGCGATCCGTGCAGACCATGTTCATGGTGCAGTCCAGATCAACGCGGCGGACGGTGTGCTTGCCGGGCACCATGTAGGGCTTCGAGAGGTTGTTCTCCCAACCCGGCATGACACCGACGCACAGATGCGACCAGTCCAGCATGTAGATGGGGCAGGTCGTGTCCGCATCCAGTTTCGGGGTATAGGTGATCGGCGTGCCCTTGAACAGAGTCCGGCCGTCCTTCGACGCGATGTCGTTGCCGAGGTTCATGTTCTGCGACTCCAGAATCTCTTCGAGCAGGCCGATGACGGTATCGTTGGTGTAGATGCCGTTGCCCATGTTCGAGAGATTCGGGACCGCGTGCGACACCGGCGAGCGGAAGGCCGTCAGGCGGTGCGCCCGGCGCATCTTGCGGATGAGGTCTTCCTTGCTGATGTTCTCGTACTGCGCGGTGTAGTTGCTCCAGCGCGGGTAGGTGTCGGAATTGATAGCACCGGCACCATCAGTGAACCCGGCGGGGTTGCCGCCGTTGAAGCCTTCGGTCGCGTTCTTGACAACCCAGTAGGCCACGCCGAACGGGGTCTTGGTGTCGCTGGAGTCCTCGGGCTTGCTCCACAGCACAGCCTCAAGGTACTCGTAGAACGAGACCATCATGGCCACGTAGCGGGTCTTGACGAGCTCGACAATCGCCGTGCCGCCACGCTGGAAGTCGGGCTCGCGCTGGTCGTACAGGTAGTGGGCGTTCACGTGACGGGCATCGACCTTGCCCTGAATCATCGTGTCCCCGAAGGACGAGGAATCATCCTCGAAGAGCCCGACCGCCCGCGCCGAGTGGTTGTGGTCCACCTGGGCGTTGAACGTCCAGTACAGACCGCCATCGAACTTGCGCTGCTTCTTCTTCCAGATTTCGCGTACGGCGACATGATCGGTCAAATCCGTCTGCATGTCGATGAACGCACCGCGTTTGATGAGCAAGTTCTGCGTCAGCAGAACAGCATCATCGATTTCATTGAACTGGATACCCATGGTAGCCTTCTTCCTTCTTTCTGCCCGCTACTGCGGGCTGTTAATTCTTCCCAAACTTGGCGTCGATCTCGGCTGCAACGTCAGACAATACATCGCCAGCCGCTTTGAACGACGAGCCCGAGGGGCGGTTGAGGTGGAGTTTCCTCCGCTTGTCGAGCGCCGCCGCCTTCCTGGCGTCGGCCTCGCTGTCCTCAACATCCCCCAAGACGATCTTCACCGCCTCTTGAAAGACGGCATCCTCTTCAACATCCTCGCCGGCGGCTTTGTAGCCTGCCTTCAGGACGTTGATCTTCTTTTCAAGCTCGGCGCGTTTCTCGGAGCCCGCCGGAGCGGCATCCGCGAACGCCTTACCGAGCCCATTGAGCCGCGCGTCGATGATAGACTCTTCACGGCGGGCCGCGCCGTCGCCGAGCTTTGCTATCACCGCCTGCTGCTTCCTGATGATGTCCTTCATGGCCTTGAAGCCCGCGACGATCTTCTCGTCATACTCTTCGGGGTCCAAGTCCGGGACACCATCGAGGGGGTCGTCGCCTCCCTCGTCCTGCTTTTCGTCACTGCCGGGCTTACGCTCATCGGCAGGTTTTACAGCGCTTTCGAGCTTCTCGCACATGCGGCCGAGAATCTCGGGGTTCTTGATCTCGCGGACGTCCTTCATGGGAATACCGGCATGAATAGCACGCTCGATCAAATCGTCTGGAATCCCGGCAGGAGCACCCTCTTCCGTCTTGCCGCCCTTGTTCTCCTCGGGCGGCTGATCGTCCTGCTTCTCGCCGGCGGCGGCCGGCGGCGGGTCTTCCTTGCCTTCAGCGGCTGCTGCGCGCTCGGCCTCCACCTTCTCGACGGCATCCGTAACGGCGCCCTCGATCTCCTGGTTCAGCTCGGGGTTCACAACCACTGTCTCTTCCTGCTTGCTCATAGTGTTCTCCTCAGATGTAGCTCGACTTGTCAACCATTCCGCGGGCCTTCAGCGCACGGCGGCGGTGCCTGGCGTCACGGTAGACGGGATCGCCATCGGGCGTGACTTCAGTAGGCACGCCAGCACGTTCAAGGTACTCGCGCAACTGACCTGCCTGACTCGGGTGGACCCCGGAGGCGTAACACGTCAGCGGCCAGCCCTTCGTTGGCGGAACGCTCTTGCGCTCGGCCTGATAGCAGCGGAAATACTCCTTGCCGCCCTCTTTGAAATACTCGGGGGCGGTCCCTATAGCGAACACGCGTTCGTGGATTCGCCCGGTCTCGCCTTCCTGATAGCAGTACGTCGGCATTACCCGTTGCTCCTTCCAAGTGCCGCGGCCTCGGCGCCCTGAACCTTGCCGCCCATCAACAAGCGCGACATGACATCATCCTTGCCCGCCCGGGTCGCCCCTGGCCGGTTCACCCGCTCGTAGGTCCGCGTCGTGTGCGCCGGCTTGGCGGCTCCGCCTCCGCTGAACGGGTTGGGGTTGCCGGCCACGGGGGGCTCGTTCGGCGGCTCGGCGAATACAACGATGTCGTTCAGCTCCGGCACGTTTCCAAGTTCGCTGATGATCTCGACGAGGCGCTTGAAGTCGATCTGGCCGCCCTGTTGCATAATGCCATCCATGACGGGGAAGATGAACCGCTCAAGAGAGGAACCGATTTTCTGCAACCGCGTGGAAGGCGAATCGTCCTGCATCGAGTACACGTCGATGTCGAAGTTGTAGTCCAGGAAGTCGCCTTCCCGGGTCTCGGCCGACCACTTGCACGTCACGCCCAAGTCGGTGCCTTTGACGGTCTTCGTCACCTGGCGGACGCGCACAGGATCAGTCCACTCGTACCAGGCCAGCGCCTTGAAGATGCCCTTGGCAAAGTCCATCGTCTTGTCGGCCATGAACTTCATGCGGGTGTTGGCGGCCTCCGACAGCAGCTTGTCCTGGCCAACGGTGTCGCTCATGGGCGACAGGCCGCCGAGCGTGTCCAGATTGCCTGCGAAGTAGCTGAAAAGGTCGCGCAACTGGATATAGAACGCCAGCGTAGGCGAGTCGATTCCTCCGACCTCAATGGTCTCGGGCTTCGGGCCGTTGTAGCGGATACCGTCGCCGTCCTGCGCCTTCTTCAGCGCCTCGACGCTCTCCTCGTTCCCGCCGGCGAACGCCGCCACGCTTTTCTTGTTCTCGGCCTGGCGCCCCAGGCGCCGGAAGAGGTTGTTGCCAAGCTCGTGCAGATCGCGCCACAGGGCCACCGGCGGAAGTGGCAGCAGATTTCCAGGCACTTCGGAGTATCCGAGGAAATGATAGGGACTGTGCTCGGGGCCGTCCCAATCAATGACTCCGTACAGTTCCTTCGAGATCACGCCGTAGGTGACGACCTTGTTCTCACGCGGCAGGTACACGTCGCGGAGATACACGCGGTCCTTATAGACGTTTCCACCATCCTCGACGGAGATACTCTGCGCCTGTTCGTTCCCCTGGTCGCTGATGCTGGAATGCGGATCAGGCTCGATGTCGTCCTTGTTGAACCGCTTGCGGGCCTCTTCCACCGTCAGCCAGTAGTCGTCTCCCTCGAACTGGATGGAATCGCGGGTCTTGGCGCTCATGTCCATGAAGTAGTTGTCGAGGCTCACGATGTCGGCGAAGGGTTCGCTGATGTCTTGCAGATTCGACGGAGCGATGCCGACCTTGACGACGGCGTAGGAGAACAGCGCCTCGACGACGGCGCGGTGCAGCGTGTCGCCGAGCCCGATCTCGTCGGGTAGCTGGTTAAGTGCAAGCTCCATTGTCTTGGCATGTGGCCGGAGCGCCCGGTTCTTGGCCGTCACAAGGACACGCGGCGCCCGGGCGGCGAGCTGGCGCGAGTAGATCAGGACGGCAAGCTCCAGGAAATTGGTAGGCACACGCTTGTCGGATCCGAAATCGCTGTAGTGGGATCCAACATACTGCCGGATCGCCTCGATGCGTTTCTTACGCGGAGTTTCCAACTGGCGGTTAGACCAGTCCACCGCCTTGCGCAAGTCAGTGAAATTGACTCCGAGGCCACTCACTTGGTGTACTCCTTCTCGGCCTGTTCCATGCCGCGCCTGAAGGCGCGTGCATACCAGCTCTCCAGGATAGCCAGACTCGTTTCGCTACCGGCGACACAGGGCTTGTTGGCGTTCGCCATCTGCACCTTCCAGAACGCAAAGATCAGCACCGCGTTGACAAGCATGCTTACCACCGCCACCTGAAGCGCCAGGCGCGTCAGGTCGTTTGGAGCAGCCTGTGCGATCTCGCCCGCGGCGCGTGCCAGCGCAACCGCCTCGCCGACGCCCTGCGCCTGCACCTGTGCAGGCCACCACAGAAGTGTGGTTGATAGCACCAGCGCGGACCAACACATTGCCCCAGTGGCCATCAGCCGCGCCATGCGCAGCACGAAGGTCAAAGCCATGAATCCACGATTGCTCATTTGTCGATCCTCTCGTAGTCGGGTTCGTTGATCTCTTGCCCGTCAAACGGATCCACAGGCGTAGCGCACCCACCACAGCCGGCGGCCAGGCCACAGAGCAGAGCAATGGCCGTCAGGCGCCCAACGGCATGGGCGATGCCTCCGAACGCCCTGATGCCGCGCCAGTATAGACGCGCCAGCCAGTGGGGAGCGCGGGCGACCGCGAGGCCGTAGAACACATCGTCGGCCCAGCGGCGCACCTTCGACAGTGGCCAGCCCCAGGCCTCCGCGATGGCGTCAAGCTCGGCGTAGAGCGCATCGTGAGCCAGTGCGGCCTCGATCAGCAGCCAGCGGCCCACCTTGTCCGGTGCCAGCGTCGCCCCGTCGCACACGTCACTAGGCTGCACGGTGATCACGCTGTCCTCAATGGTGACATAGCGACCATGATAGTCCGGCACCGGCTCGACCAGGCGCGGCAGGCTCCAGGGATGGTTGAGCTTGTATCGGTGG